TGCTCTAGCTCGCCTAGGTAACGTTCCAGGAGCGCCATACTAGCTTGACCTCATACGTTATGGCAAATCGGGCTTGACTTTATTAGTACTTAGAAGTCTTCGCGCCCGGCGTTCCGCAGCTCCCGCCGGTCGAATGCGCTTCTGAACCGCCACTGCGGCCCGGCGGCTCTTTGTAGTGGCCGTGCAAGTCATCATGCACATGACCGCCGCGCTGATCCTTAGGGTGATGCGCGTTCATATCCTCATGGCCGTGATGGTCTGCATGCTCGTGCATGTGTTTGAAACTGCCCTTCACCTTGCCACCTCCTGCGTAACGATCATGTGTTTTATCGCCTTGCGCTTGACCCGAGAGGTTCTCTCCGGTCGCTAGCCGATGATGTTGCCGTGTGGGTTCATTGCTCATGTGGGGGATGCTCCAGAGGGATTGGGCACGACTTTCAAATTGGTCGGTGCATTAGGAACTGTGGGAGACGGGGTCGCGATGGTACCTGCGACCGCTTGTGTCTGTGCACTTTCAACGCCAGTCGAGGTTACTGCAGTCACCGCGAAATAGTACGTACCTACGGGCAAGGCCGTCGTGATGTACGTCAGAGAGCTAGCAAGGACCGTAACCAGCTTAGTCAACGAAGTGGGTGAGGTGCCCTGATAGACGTTGTAGAACGCTAAGTTAGTTAGCGCTGAGCCGTCCGTATTCGCAGTAGGCGCGCTCCAACTGAGCGTTAGCATTCCCGTAGTCGGAGGCGTGACTGGCGGCGTCGTATCCGGAGGCGCGGGCGGATTGATATGAACGGTCGACTTAGGTACCCAAGCATAGCCGCCAATGCTATTTAACTGGTTAACCGCTCGATTCGGCGCCAACGTGGCCCATGACTCCCACAACTGATTGTTGGGATTGTTGGGGTCGTTCGTGCGTACTCGATCAGTATTGTAAGTAGGCCCTGGCCCATTCTTCTTGCAGCCGCCTAGGTACGGACTCGGCGAGGGGATCTGCGGTACGTCCAAACAGGTCTGCACTTGATTAAGCAGCGCAGGAGTCGCTGCGATAGAGGAGAGACTCAGTAAAGCGGTAATCACGGCTAACAACATCTTCACGGCTTTTCCCCGGTCACATGCTTAACGGCCCAGAACACGGCTTCCTCGATCTTAGTCACCGCAAGCGATAGCTCACGGGAGCTACCGATGCGTCGGCAAGAAGCGACGAAATCAGCGCCGATATCCTTAATCTCTTTCATCTGAAGCTTTTCCTCTTCAGACAAAATACGGTACTCATGGCGCATAACGTTGTTGGAGTTACGCTCGTCATCGAAACTAGAAACACGATCTTTCACGATACGATCTCCCAGTCATCCGCCTCCATGTCGGTCTGACTCGCGAGCCATTCCGTGAGGATTTTTCCGCTCTCAGTCTTCATAGTAAGACACGGAAGAACCGTCGCAGTACCCCAATTCTGCTCGGCATATAAACGGCTCTGCACAGCCCAAGATTTATCTGTAGGAATATCTAAGGTTCCAGGACGAGTAACCCACATGCCCTTTCCATTCCAGTCTCTTCGCGCAACCCGCACACCCGATTTAGCGGCTGTAATCGCATCTCCAAAATCCATAATTAAACCCCTCCCGGAGTATCATGATCGCCTAACGAGGTGCCGGTAGATAACCCCGTGCTGTGCCCCGTTTCAATCTTCGCCGCTGCAATCTCCAGCGCCGTTGAGTTGTCTTCTTGGTTAACCCGTTCTTTAGTCTGCAGCTCCGCAGCCGTACGTTGGTCTTCTGCCTGATTCTCGAGAATCGTCTGCTGAATGTGGCCTTGATTCTCGGCCTGTACTTTAGCGGTATCGGCTTGCGCGGAAGCTTGCACTTCCTGCGCTTTTTGTTGCAATGCCTGGATCTTAGGCTGCGTGTTGATCTTGGCCACTTGCACGGCGGTCTGCCCGGGGTCTTGCGGGGGCGGAGGCGTAATCGACTGTAGAAACTGCTGCGCACGCTGCACTACGGCAGGAATAGAGGCCAATGTCTGAGCAGCTTGTTTCATGACCATTGTGGAGGCGGCCGCCAGTGTTTTATCCATCTCGGCCGAAGTTTCTTTATCGTTGTACTTAGTCATATCGCCGATATCAGCGCCCGCAGCTTGACTACTGATATCGACCGTGTGCGTCATGTACCAGTAGGTCAAATGCTCCGCTAAATGCTGTAGCGCTGCCGGTAAGTACTTCGGCGCGATAATCGATAGCATTCCAAAATACGGGCTCGTCGCATAATCCAAAAGCACTTGAATGTGTGCCAAGTGGTCTTGCTCCGGGAAAGCCTGCACCGGCCGCCCCAAAGTCATTGCCACATTCTCATTTACCGCGTTCAGCTCATCAACCTTCGGCGCCGGCACCAGAAGGTCAGTCGCATTCGGTACTTTGGTTCGCTCAAGGATTAACTCTTCGACTTTACGAAGGTCGTAGAGCTGCGGCATCAATTGCGCGCGCTGCGCGATGATCTGCAATTGCGCGAAGCGTTGGATGTCCGAAAAAACTTGCGGGTCCGAGACCGGCAACACATCGACCGGGCCTTCGTAATCGGCACGGTAAGCCAACATCTCGCCCGTATCGTCTAAAATCTCCTCATCCGTGATGTAAAGACGGTTGATCCGGTGCAGGATACCGATGACGCGATCCATAGCGGCATGTAGCCGTGCGTGGATCGCCGCCAGTACTTTCATCCCTTGCTCAATTAGCGCCAGGGTCGTACCGACCGGCATATTCTGCGAGCCGTCTTCTGAGAGATTCTCGAAAGTCGTGCGGACTAAGTCTTCCCCCTGCTCCGTTAAGAACCCCAACATCTGGTACAGCATGGTTGACGGGGGGTTAAACGGAACCGCCATGATCAGCTTACGGATATCCCCGTCGCCTAACGTAGACCCTTCTATCTCGGTGACCTGACAGACATTCAGATCCAGTGTTTGACCGGAGGAACTGCCTTTAAGCCTAAGCAGTGTCGGAATCGTATTGACTAACGCAGCATCGAGGATGGCGCGCAGGGCGCCCGTAGCGCCACCAGCAAGCGATCCGGCCACATGGATCAACCCGACCGACTGGGCCCCGCGCCAGGGTATAAACGGGAAATCCACAACCCAACACATTGGGTCGTGCTCGGGGTCATCCTTCTCCCAGTTGCGCACCAGGCGCACGATCTGCCGATTCTGAACGTCGAGTTCCAGAAGGTATGGGAGCGGACCGGGGCCTTCGTCATCGATGACGGACTTCGGATCCGAGCTGCGCTGTCCGCCGCCGGCCACGCGCAAGTTATCGGTGTCCTCAACTTCCGCTAGCAGCTCAACGATATAAATTAGCCGAAGCCCGTCCTCGTTGATGGCCGGGTTGTCCTTTCCCTGCACGCGGTCCGTAGCGCGCTCCGACTTACTCTGCTCGGGCGTCTGCGACGGCGCGACGATCGGGGTCTCAACGTAATAGCCCTGCCGGACGCGCTGCTCAAACTCGTGCTGGGTGACCTTGTCTCGCAGCGTACGACGCTCTGCGGAGTAGAAGTCGGCTGCGGCCTCGGGGATCAGTACATCATCGATGGGCCAGAAGGTGGGGACCGGTCGACGCTTTGCAGAGTCATACACCATGCGTAGGTATTGAGACCCGGCCAGCGGCTGTTGCGAGAGCAGTTTTTCAAGCTCACTACGGAACTCGGGCATCTGCTTACGAAACTGCCAGTTCATATGNGCTGTCTTNCGCCGCGCCTTTTCAACCCGNTCAGGCGTCGGGGTTCCCGGAATAAAATCCCGCACCGGACCTGAAGGNGGCATNAACTCGCCAATCGTNTGNGCNCCGTAATAGATGGTTGATTTAGCCATCATCGGATGCACAGCGGTNGANGCGCCCACGAACGCTGCGCCACCNGGGGCTTCATCCCCTAACCCAGTGCGTTTGATGCCTTCGGCGTATTTATCGTCCCGNTCTTTGCGCGACTCTTTGTCGTACTCGATTCGGTCCATNAACTCGCGAGCNAAGTTATTAAGCGAGCTAACAGGAATCTCTTCCGCTAGGTTGCGATAGAAATCATCCTCATCCGCAGTAGGCTCATCGTCGTCTTCAGGCTGCATGTCGACGATGGCACCGCCGTCATCGGTGTCCGTCACTCCTGGGGCGGAAGGGTTTGGCTCCCCGTCGCTAGGATAAGGGGACTCATCGCCATCTTCGTCATCAGGACGGTCAGCCATGGGCTAATTTACCTTGTGAGCGGTCTCTATAGCTTTGAGGTACCACGACACTGACTATGTAGAGTCGGTTACTCTCAAAATCTACGGATGTCTCCACTCCCATACTGGCAAGGTGCNTTTGCATCTCTTGTACAGAGATCTTTAGAACAGGAATTTCTTTGTCGTCGCATTGTTCGGTATGCNACTGAAGTCGATGGTCAACCATCGACTTCAGTCNCATAGCGCTGATCAAACTCATCGGGCTTACAAGGGTAAACCTCATCCTGCCCCATGATGAGCCAATCGCCTTTCTCCGCACGCACAGGTCCCTGCTTGGTGTAGCAGGTGAGCGCTAAACCATTTTCAGCAGTCCACACCTGGAACTCCTCCGAAAAGGAGTCCCATGGCTGACCGACCCATTGAAACGCCTCGATCTGTCGAGGCTTGGTGCGGTAGCGCGGCATTACTTCTCCGGAGTTGGAGCCTTCACAGCGTCCTTCTCATTGGCAGGCTTTGGCTCAGGCGACTTACCAAAGATATGGTCGTGTATCTCAACCAACACCTCCTCAAACCGCTTACCCCAACGCGCTTCAATCGCCGTAACGCGCTTCTTGAAGTCATCATGGGCTGGCTTTTTTGGGGCCGGATCCACTGGTTCTGTATCGTTGCTAGCCGGATCGTCGATCGTATTTACGGCCGAAGGCTGATTAATAGGTGTTGATTTCTTATCAGATGTGGCGGGCGGGGGAGGCGCTGGCTTAGTAGGCGGCGTCGGTACGGGCTTAGCCGGCGGTGTGCTCGGGGACTTTGGTACAGGCTTCTGTGGGTTGCCCTTCGAATCTACGACCGGAGTGTCATTCGTTGTGACCTTAGGGTCGGCTTGAGTCTCATCAACCATCGTAGGGATTCCTTCGTTGCTTACGTTTGATTCGCTGTAGAGCAGCTTGCGTTTCCAGTTGAACATCCGCGCGTACCGTGAACCGCATCTTGAACTTGTGCATCATGTACAGGAGCGCCTGTGTCGAGGTATCCAATAAGTCATCGCGCTCAAGACTGCCTTCGCCGACGTAGGTACACAATTGCAAGACCACCGGCTCTGCGTACGCACGAAATTCATTAGGGCGTTTGGCTGACTCTATACACCAAATTCGTCCGTGAGGAAAGAGCGGGGAGACCGCATGGAGTCGCGAGAGCTTATCAAGATTGCCCGGGTTGTAGATCTCAGTGATGATCCCTTCGACCGCCAGCTGCTGACGCAGCGAAATCCCCGAGCCTTTGTCCTCGATTAGGAGCAGATCCGCAGGTCGGCCTGTGTGTTTTGGACGGCGCGCACGATCGATGAAAGCGGTTCGATACACCGGTTCATCGGCATCCCCGAAGGTCTTGGTGCGTTCCAACTTCACACGACGGACCAACTGCGGAAAACCTAGGTAGTCCTCCCAGGCATCGAGCAACATGATGTGCTCCTTACCCTCATACTCGAATAGCCCCCACACGGTAGAGGCAGTTGGATCGCCTTCCTGATCCTTCTTATTCCAGGTCTCTTCGGTAAATGCAGTGTCGAGTGAGAGAATGATAAAGCGGAATTTAGGCAACGGCTTATTCGCCGGCCATAAGCGAATATCCGATCGCTTAACGAACCCGGCTTCTTCAGGATCGATGATCTCACCATAAATTTCTTGGCGCCCGATTTTCGTGCCCTCATACTTAGCGATATTCTCGTAGAAGGTATCGGGAAGATTATCGGCATTCTCATAAGTGGAGCCGGACACCGTAATCGAATTCGGTAGCTTCACTAACATGTTAATGAACGGCTTGGGCTTTGGAGTGCCGGTCCAAAACACCTGCGGATGTTTGCCCAAGCGAAGGCCGAATATCAGGTTGTCCCACACCTCCATCGGATAGCGCCAGGAAGCCACCTCATCCAGCCACGCGCGCGCCGCCTGTGGACCGCGCAGGCGTTCGGGTCGTTCCGCCGAGAATCCGCGAATGACCGCATCGTTGATCAGATAGATCATGGGCGGACTCTTAGTGACGCTCTTGATTAGCGCAGGCGGAGTGACCGGGTATATTTCCCCGGTCGCTTTATCAAGATAGCTACCGTGAAGCCCGGTCGGGCCGTAGAAGCACGTGCCGATTAAGTCTTCGTGTGTAGGGGCGATAACAAAGTTGATCGAGCCCGGATCTGCAAGCGCCTCGCTAACGAGCCAGTTAGCGGCGCAAAGTGTCTTACCGAAACCGCGTCCTGACTTAACTCCGAAGAAATCCCAGGTAGGCGGGGTCGGTGGAATCTGTTTGGCGCGTGCAACTCTCTTCCAGCGCATTCGTGCGCGCAACAGCTCAAGGTCACTGTCAGTGAGATCCTCGAGCTGTGCGCGCAGGCGCCGCGGGCTGACCGCAGCCGCAAGCAATGAGGCGGGTTACTGGTTGAGCGTGAACTGCACGTTAGTCACCGGATTGGGTGAAGCCAACGTGGCAGGCACCGTCACCGGCGTAGGAGCGGAAGCGGCGGACTTGTGCCCCGTAGTGTCGTTGACGAACAGGGTGAAGCTGTGCGAGCCGACGCTCAGAGTCGGCGTCGTGAAGGTCGTTCCAGCGCCCGTGACGGAGCCAATCTTCTGAGGACCATTGCCGTCGCTGAGGTCGTCAAACACATCGATCGAGGCGATCTCATCTGGACCTAGGGGCGTGCCATCGGTGCGGGTCGTTGGGATGTCCCAGGTCAGCGTAACGGTGCTCACGGTGTGGCTCCTGTGAAAAACGGTATCCAGCCGCAGATGTCGCAGCCTGACCGCAAAGGGCGGTGCTGACGAGTGCGGACGGTGATGATGAAGGTGCATTCGGGACAGAAGCCTAGCCAGGCTTTATGTCAAATGCAAGACGGGTCTGGGTTTAGAGACACCCCTCTGCGCCATCAGAAGTGGGTGCCGAGGACCGCTTACAAGACAGGTGTACTGCCGAACCAATACTACGAGACCGCAGGCGTTGATGCAACTGCAGTCGAATCCGCAGGTCGCCCCTCGATCTGTTTACGCAGTGCGCGGTTCTCTTCCAGTAGATCACCCACCTGGTTAGTAAGCTTCATAACCGTACTGTTGAGTTGCGATATCTGCTCCAGGAGCTTATCGACTGCGCCTTGATTTGTAACCTGTGTGTAAGGAGCAGATACAGGAGCTTGAGATGTTTGGGCACGAATTTTATCGAATACCTTGTTAGCAGTGGGCGGCTCAAATTTATAAGGCGCTTTGGCATTGGCCAACTCTACCCGCCGCGCGATCTCATCCGCAGTCCGCTCGATGTGTTTGTATGAAACTCCTGACTTACGGTCATCCGCATTGGCGTTGCAGGCAAGGCACCGAACCCACGCCCAGCGCATCGTAATAGAGGCCGCTTTACTCCCCGCCACGATCAACGGCGCGCCTTTGGAGCCTTTGCCTACAGTGATAACTCCAGGCGCTAACCCCTTAACGCATTCAGGATTGCGGCAATTCATTGTGAGTATTTCTTGTTAAGGACTTGAACTTCTTTAGTATCTGACGTAAAAACCCTTAGCTCCTGAATATATTCAAGTAGCTCTAGCGCATCTTCTGGAGATATCTCAAAGTAAAG